TTGAAGAACAATTCCAGATGACCGGTCTTGATATTCAGAATCCGTTCCGTGAAAAGGCCTATCAAATTGCGCAGTTGCCTCTCCAGACGGGTATCCTTCCACACGCGGAAAAGATTGGTATAAGGTTCCAGAATATGCAGATGGGTATTCATCGTCTTGCGCTCGTTCTCATCCTTGGCGCTGAGGCGCATGTCGGCTATTTCTCCCCATTCGCGGGTCAAGGCTTCGCAATAACCGTTTTTCACGGGGTCGAAGCTATGCTCTTCGATAGTCTCGAACAAACGGATGGCATATGCCAGCGCTTCATCATCGCCCGTGGCACGGGCATATTCACTCAGCCCGTAGATGGCGAACCCCAAAGCATAAATCTGCTTCTTGGTATCGAGCGGATTGCCTTTATAGTCGAGAGACCAGTAAACTCCACCAAATTCATTGTCATAGAAACGGTCGATAAGAGTACGTTTGGCACGCGTAGCCGTTTCCAGATACTCCGGCCTCTTCAGCAAGCGGTATGCAGCCGAGAAGGTCCACAAGATGCGGGCGTTCAGGATTGCCCCCTTTTCTGCTTCGGGCTTCACCTCCTCCCGGCCCGTGATACGGCCGTAGAAACCGCCGTTCACTTCATCCGTCATTCTATTTATCCAGAAGGGGAGGATATTGGAAACCAGCTCCTCCTCCATCTCCTGTCTCATCTTCATTATAATATCCAATACAGCCATAACTTGATTAAGATTAGAAAATCCATATATAATAACCGTTTTAATATTGTCTGATAAATATGGTTACATATAACAGAAATATAAACTTCATAAAACGATTATTTCAACAATGGATATATATTTCTGATGGAAATATCCACATTGTTATTGTGTTTTCATTTGTTTTGTGCAAAAATAAAAAACAAGTATAAATAATAATAATACCTTATTATCTATATATAATACATAACGTACAGTATCAGCATACAATGCATATAATACTATACATACATAATAATAGTCTATATTAACTAATAATCCTGTTGTGTCAAGATTACCATGTGAATGATATAATATTATTTTATCTATATATAATACTAAAACATCATTTGTGAAAGAATATAGATTCAAGAATTAAAACCACAAAAGATAATAGATCAAGATAAAAAGTAAATAGGAACAATATGGTTACTTCACGGCTATAATCAATGGGTAAAACAGGTGGAGGAAATATAAAACTCTCTCCACATACACCAGACACGTTTATCTATTGCCCGTTCATCTCCCTTGCCTTGTGGAGTATTAAACAAGTATAGGGTGGAAATAGAAGAGCTTTATTATCATTCAACCGGTAAGGATAAATACTTAATACAAGAGCTGGTCATAAAGAAGCGATGAATATAGGATATGGTTTGCTGTCGGTTCATCATTGGTAGAAGGGTTATCTCCGTATCAGTATGGGAACTAATCTGATAACTGGACTCTGTATTGACCACTCATCCACTCTATTCATTATTACCCGTACGGATTTGGGATGAAGTGTTGGTTATATGGCTACTTGGGGAATGGAATAATGTAAGATATTTTATATGTCATATAATATTATGCCCGTTCTGTGGGGCATGAAAAGACAGTCTTTTTTCTTATGTTATAGGTGGGTAGCGTTTTACACACTCTAAGGATAGACAGTTTTTCGTCGCTTAACCAATTAATATTCAATTCAAAAAGTCGTATCATGTTGTATTTCCCGAGGAGCCGCATTTTGAACGTTTACCTGCCTAAAATATAGTGTTTACCCACCAGCGAATGATATTTACCCCCCTGAAAAAAGAAAAAGGAGGGCACAAATTTTTGGGCTTCCCTTTTTTCGAAATGAATTTTAAGACCACTTAAAATTCGCTGATTGATAACGTGTTAGTAAATGGTACAAGTACGGATTAAACCGTATAACCATTATTTCGCTGAGAGTCCTACTCTTTCCATGTAGGCTTCTATGTAGGTTAATCAAGCTGACTTGATGCCTACTAATGCGAATTAAAAGTACCATTCAACTAACACGTTATCAGTTATGTATACGATCAACATCCGGGGCAAGCAAAACCCCAAGGACAAAAAAATAGTCAAGCTGGAGATGATCTTCTTCAAGACCGGCTATGCCCGCGTGCCAAAGGTATTGAATATTACCGGTCTGTTAAAGGATTGGGACGCGAAATCACAGAGTTTCCGTGTCGGGAGTGCGGAAGCGACCACCAAGAACAAGCTGCTGTTCGACCTGCGCACCAAGTACCTGCACGTTGCCGACACGTGGGAGGCGGAAGAACGCAACTGGTCTCCGGTACAGCTTTCACATTGCTTTGACGAGGTGAAACAAACCCAATCGGGACCCTCCTTGGTTCGTTTCATCTCAAACCGTTTCTTCTCTCATATCTTTTGAAAGCATTTTTTACGCTGTCCCGGTCCACTCCGATCATCTTTACTATCCTCCCGTATCCCAACGGCTGGCCGTCCTCACTGGGAGTATGCCATAGAGGATACCAGCATTCAACTTCCTCGTCCGTCAGCTTACGTCTGAGGGGTGAACCGGCCATTCTGTCCATCTCCGGATACGCCCCCTTATAGTACCTGCAGAGAAAGCGTTCCATACAGTGGTCGGCAACATATACAGTCAGCCTGCAGACCGCTTTGCGCAGCTTTGGATTGTCCTCTCCGGGTTCACCGGCGAGCATGTGCAGTACAGGCGCCATGGAAGGCAATGGTGGCCATGCGGAGGGAAACCCTTCTTCTCATCACATCCCCCGTCTCCTTCTGGCCCTCAATCCAGTTGCCCAACGAGCCATGTACATAGGAGAGGTCGGTCCTGTATTCAGCGGCGGGAATGTCGATGCCGTCCTCCGTAGTCCTGAAACAATGCAGCTCACGCCACCCGTCTATCCGGTCACGCATTCTCTCAAGCTCCACACCCTCCGGCAGGTCGAATTCAGGATTGGACCGTCCCAGTTCAGGAATCACACAGAAACAGATACGGGAAGCGGTGCCGTCCTCATACTCCTCTTCCTTGAAGAAACGTCCGACAGCTCCCGGAGTACCGGTGAAAGTGTAATTGAGACAGACCGGAAACACACCACGGGATTCTTTGCGGACATGCCTGTTGTCCAGGGAGATGCACTCGTTGGAGAACGCCTTACGCAGGATGTCACTGGAAAGGCCGCTCTCCTTTCCGAAGGACTTGCGCACGGAATCAATCTCCGTTTCCATCATATAAAGGCATACAGCCTGATTGCCGGCCACGATCTCCGCAAACCTGGACTTTGATGTCTCGATGCCTATTGTCTGGACAATCCGTCCGGGACTGTCACTGCCCGCCTTTTCCCTATCCGACATGACCACTCTCCGGAAGAGGTCCTGCTCGTACACATTCCTGAAAACACTCTTTCCGGAACCCTGCTCACCCTCGATAACCACCTGCAGACTGGGTGAATGATACCGTCCGTCCAGATATCTTGCCCGTACATTTGAGAAGGCCAGCGCACCGTAGCCACCGAGCAGATGGAAGAGCATGGCAGGCCTGAAACCTTCAGGACAGCCGTCAAGAATGGTACTGATGTGGGGGATGGCGGAGTAGCACGGCATGGGGTATTCCCGGTTGGACCATTGCAGCCATTCTCCAAGACTGACATCTTTGTGTGCGGCCTGTTCCTCACCCGTTTTCTTGCCCATTGGACTGAATTCACGGCGGAGTTCAAACAGAGCGCGTGTCTCGTCAATCCTTACCTGGCTGAGCCCTTTTGCTTTCCGGATATCAAGGTCGCACTACTGTTCAGCCTCGTCCTTCCTGATCTTGCTGTTCTCGCGTGCCTCATCCTTCTTGAGTTCGCTTTTCTGTTTCTCGTTGTTAATCTTGTCCTCTTTCGACTTTTTCCTGGCCATGGCCTGGACGAGTTCCAGAATTGTAATTCCGGCAACAATGCAGTCACTGATTTTCCAAAAGGCCGAAATTCCACCTTTATACCTTGCATTTACTCCTCCCGGTCCTATCCCCACACCTGCATCAATTCTGGCAGAGGAATGTGTTCTAGAAAAATTATTTCTCATACTCATATTTTTTGATTGATATTTTATATTTCAACTTCACGGTCGATCATCAGGAGTGTGGGAGAGATTGATGCCTTCTTCACTTTGGCGGCTTTCTTTCCATTCTTCCCGGCCAGATGGCAGTCCACGGTTACCAATGACACGCCATACATGGTGGCGATTTCCCTATGGGTCATCCCTTTCTTCGACGCCAGATACCATTCTCTCATCATGCCACGGGTGACTTTTGTTCTGGTCCTGGTGCGTTTGGTAGAGAGGGGAACCTGTGATGGCACAACCTCTTCCGCATCATTTCCCACCTTATCAATTACGGCAGGTGCTTCCACTATCTGACCGTGTATCTTTACAGACCTCTTATAGGCCAATATACCGGCAAGACCGATGACAGCCATGCCAAGTTCCATTAGGATTGTTCTTTTAATATTATTAATATTAATATTTATTGTTTATAATACTCCTCAAGTTAGATATCCCGGCCTCCATCGGTTGTCTGGTTTTGTGACTATTGCTTATTGATGAATTCACGCAGGCTCTCCTTTCAATATATTGAAGTATGCCCCAGGGACTGTACCTTTGCCACGAAATCACGTATCTGCTGCGGGGTATAACTTTTCTTACCGCTGAGGATACCGATCTTGTAATGGTCGCAGAAACCAGCCATTTCTCTAATCATTTCGAACGAGAGGTCCGGGTCGATAACGGGCTCGATACTCGCCCACGTGCTTATACCGGCACTGTGCAGTTCTTTCATGGCCCGGATACGCCCTAGGTTGGTACTTGCACCGGGCTCCAAGTCGTCACGTCCCGTAAGTGTGAAGCCTACGGAGACAAGATCCTTGTGGGAGAGGCCTTTTGTACGGCGAGATGATCCAGCCAGTCGGAACGCTTGGTAAGTACCTTGCAGAGTACGCCCTGGCTCTGTGCCTCCTCCACACACCTAAAGTTCAGCTCGATGGTCTCAAGCAGGCAGGGGTCAGACACGAAGTTGAAATGGAGTCCGCCGTCCCTAATGATGTACGTCCGCCACCTGGTCAGTTCAGCTTTAAATATCCCGAAGGCGGTCCCGGTATCGACGAGGGACTTCTTCAGGGACACGACGCTGCCTCCACCGTATCGGACATGACCCCGTGGTTGTTGAAGCAGTATTTGCAGTTGTGTGGACAGCCATTGTACAGGTTGCAGGCCCAGGGGCTGTACTCCCTCGCCTTGCCGTTCGGTTGATAGACGGCTTTGCCATAGGCCTTCACCGCGATGTCGGACTTGCTGACGGGAGGAATTGGCGGAGAGGGGGGGATGCTGCCGTTTCCATACGTTCTGCCTTTGTGCGGTTTGGCAGGGGCGAGCCGGGGCATGGCTGTTGACAGTTCAAACCGCCCGTGAAGGTTGCCAATGGGCATTGTCTCTCCAATCCGCTTGCAGGGCACCTCCTCCCGTTCCCTGACCGTATCGGAAGCGACTATTATCCTGGTTCTGGTATGCTTGGCAGACGAGCCAGCCCGTGATGGCATATCTGTTTTCACCGCATTCCTGGCCTTGTTAATTGCAGATAGCTTTCCTTGTTTTCTAATCCATGCATTTACTAGATTTACAGCTACTATGCCCAAACCTAAAAAAATAAATTTTTGAGTCTCATTTTCTTATTTTTTATTATGTTTTGTGGTCTTGTAAACCAAGCTGCCGACTAACACTCTACCACCCCCTATCAATTAGGACTATCCAATATTAAAGACTGCAGCTTCCGTCCTTAGGATATTGCAAAGGTATGGGATGAAAATGAGATTAAAATATCCCTAAATGGCTTAATAAAATATATATATACCGCTTTAAATCAATAGGTTGTATGAATATCTATTGAATTGAGGCCATTAAAGGCCACTGTTATTTGGTCGATATGGGTGTAGTGGATACGGCATTCCCGTCAATTTCTTTCTTTATCTTAAGTAACTGCGCTTTTATATCCTCATATTCCCGGTCTCTTTCAGCTATGTTTTGTTTGTATTGTTTATATCCGGATTTGGCACCGATCTCCCCTAATTCTTTTTGGGCTTCTTCAAAAGAAGGGGTCACTTTCAATATTCTTATTTCAAATGCGGCGGCTATCATAAATCCGACTTTCTTTCCTTTTCTGCCTTTTGCAATAGCTTTGAACTTTTCCAGATATTTTCTTGGACGACATCGTCGTTACTATAGAAACAGTCTCTGAACGGGCATGACGGACGACCTCTTCGTGTAACTTTCCGAGCGCCACCATCCGGCATTTCAGAGGACTGCCCCCGTGAGGCCGCTTCATTTTTAGACGGTTTTGAAGTGGCATTATCCGAATGTGTCTTTATTTCCAGGGGGGGCTTCCGGCACTTTCGGTTCCTTCTCACATGCCCTTTTCCCTACTTCCGTAGCTTCCGGAAGAATGCCACCGGCTGCAAGATAGTCTTCCGGCATGGTCAGTTTTTCTCCGGTTTCCAGCTTGACAAGCCCAATGATTTTCTCCACTTTGATAAAAAAAACGTCATTTCGGTTGAGCCTGTTGTCGTATCGGGATAGGTACTTGGCATAAACGGAGCATTGCCACCAAAGCTCCCGGAAGGCAGCAAGGTAGACAGAGGGGATATTGTTCTGAATCCACTTGTTGCTTATCCGGCAGGATGGCGTGAGCTTGTCCAAAGCAACAGCTAAACACATTGACAAGGGGCAATCTTTTAGCTTCAATATAGCATCATAAGACAATTCCCCCTTTTTGGTTATGAGGTTATTGATGTCGTTCTTTACGCACAAGTCCATATATAATGCTTCGTACGGGTAATCAGTAGTGGGATTTCTACAGAATGAGTCTATAAAAGGCTCAATGATGAAATATAAGACATCATTTGCAATATGCTCTTGAATGCGTTTAGCAAAAATGCCGTCATTTATGTGTATTTCCTCATATACGAGATCGGTCAATTTCTCGTTAGCGAATAAGCGAGCCTCCAGTTTGCTGGAATATTTTTTATTTTCCGGAAACTTGTACTTGTTTAACAATTCAGAAATCCCATCAAGCATGCGACAGTCAATAGGGGACAACGTATAGGTATTTTCCGACACATTATCCTTGAGCAGTAAAAAATGGTTGATACAACCAATGAGCGGTTCGGCGGATATATCATAATGGGCCAAAAGTATGGTTGTCTCTAAGAACAATGCGGTGTCTACACGCAAGGTACATTCCTGCAGGAACGTTATTATTCTTTGAAGTAAAGGGTTCTTATTAAAGAAAGCCAGTTCCCGTACGGGACATTTGTCATGATTGAGTACATTCAGTTCTTCTATGAAAATTTCTCTCTTCTTTTTCAATGTTTGACGTACGTTCTGTCTCGGTAGCCTTGTCAAACGTCCCATATTCCATTTCCCTATAAGATTGATCTTTTTGTCACTCATATCTGTTTTGTTCTATTGTAAAATTAATTAAAAAAAACATGGAATGTGATTGGCGATGATAAAGGCTGGGGGATTCCTGCATTCTTGGGTGGGTCCTAACCTCTTTATCCCTGGGAAACATGGTATATCGGTCATGGAAAGCATGGTATATTGGGTACTCGTGCTGGACCGCGTAACTAATAATTCCCCGGTTTTAATTGGATATCCCGTCACTGTTTTTTCTTACGCTCTCTTATCTCGATCATCCGTTCCGCCTTATGCAGCAGGTATTCTCCGGCAGGGTGGAAGTTCTCCGGGGTCAGAAAAAACTGGTCACAGGTCATCACGTCACTGAACGTCACCTTGAGCATGCCCGAATTGTCAAGCATCCTGATAATGGTTGGTTCCGGAGTATTGTCCTTCCTCAGCGACACCACCATGTCTACAATACTCTGTATGTTGATCCACCGTTGACCCGTTTGTGGCCGGTGATATGCCGTATTACCTGCCTGACGTCGGCAAGTTCCTGCTGCAACGGTTTCAGCCCCTCCGCAATGCCCTCCTTTATCATCCTCAGTATCAGGTTGCAATCCATGTTCATAAGCCTCTCTCCGGAAGGATGTTCCGGTACCTTTTCCGGTTCTGGCTGGCTCCCCATATCGAAAATGCCGTCACCGAGTTTCTTCTTGAAAGCGCTCGTCACCTTCTTGGACTTGTCTTTGGCGGTCAGGTGGGCATAAATCTTATCCAACATCTGAGTGTCTTCATGGCCGGTCGCTATAATTATATCCTCTCTCGGTACCCCACGACGACACATGATAGTAGAAAATGTATGTCTGGCAAGGTGCGTGTGAAGCAATTCGTAGAGAGGCTTGGTGTATTTGATACCATCTTCCTCGTAGGTTATAGGTTCGTCAAGCCCGGCTTCTTGAGCTATGAGCCTTATATCATTATTTAATTCTGTTCGTCTCTCTTTATAATATTTGCTCTCTTTACCGATATACTTGTTTATAATTTCTTCTGCTAATAGCACTAAAGGTATAATAGCCCTTGCTCCAGTCTTTTTCTGAATGATTGAGATAGTACCGTTCTCCTCATCTCTTTCGTTATCACCATTAAAAAGCTTACGCATGTCACTGATGCGCTGACCTACGAGGCATTGAAGTACAAATAAGTCTTTTACCTCTATTATTTTTGAATTTGTTTTTCTGTGCCAGTCGGTTGGTACTCATAGAGCCGCTTAATCTGTTCTTTTGTCAGCGCCACCTCTTTATTACGTGCAAGCTCCTTGTTGGACTTGTTTTTCATCAGCTCAAAACTTTCAAGATTGCTCTCATCCCACTTGAAAGGGATATCAAGACGTTTGGAAGCCTTTCTAAGAATTGGAAAAAGTGTACCTCCTATAATATTCTTTATGGTAGAAGCTTTTTTACCATCCTTATCTTCCTTACCATCTTGAATTAGATGTTGCTGGTATTTGGTAAACGTATCCAGGTTCATGTTTGCCCAAGTATCAGGTATGGAGTACTCATCCAGAAAGCGTTTGAACTTGTTGATATTGGATCTATACTGATTCTTTGAGCTTTCTTTAGTGTCCTTCTCCTCTACAATCTGTTTCATGGTGAAGGTAGCAGGTTTCTCCGTTTTTTTCTTCATAGTATCTTTATAGATGTATTGTTTTAATAAAATGATGGCCCTATGCTCTATCTCTTCAAGGTGGTCGCAAAGATATCGCTTGTATTCCGAAAAATAAAGTTTTAGCTTGCCAATCTTCTCGTTGACGATGGTATTGTTCTCGTTGTCCAGCTCAGTCAACCGACAACTGATATACGCCTCCTGTTTCTTTACATTCCACTGGTCTGGATATACCCTTACACTCGTGGAAAGTTTTATCTGTTTATTCTTGACGCGAGCTACAAAATAAATGTTCGTCGGCTTTTTGGACTTGGGTTTTCTTAGGTTGAAATTGCATCCGATCTCGTTGATGAAAAACTGTGCATTCATAAGACGGTTCTTTAAGTTCGTTCTTTTTTTATGTTCTTTAATTCCGTTCTTTTAAAGCACTCAGCAACGAATCGAATTAATTTATAGCCCTCTGCAAATATCCTGGAACAAAACTTTTCACTTGCGAACAAAAAAACATATATTGATTTGCAGAAATCGAACCTTTTATTTATCTTTGCAACGTCAAAGAGATGATAATTGAATATATAATCACGAAAAACGATGAATTAAGTGTGATGCTAATTCAATGGCTTTCATAAAAAATAAGGCAATAAATGTGCAGTCACTCAAGGTATTAGAATAAACCAAAGCAAAAGGTTCGATTCCTGGTGGCACCACTTTTCAAAAGCAATCGGAATGTAGCGCAGTTGGTAGCGCACTACGTTCGGGACGTAGGGGTCGGGCGTTCGAGTCGCCTCATTCCGACCAATTACACGATAAGTCACTGTTTCACAGTGACTTATTTCGTTTTTAAGGCGGACAGCCGGGACGAAATCGGGACGAGAAATATTAACGTATTTGTTTTTGCTTCCGGGCGAAAACAAATAAAAAAAATGTCTAATTGTCAGCAAGTTAAAAGTTACACACCTCCGGTGCTGCACACCGGCAAAGACTGGTACATTGACTTCTATGCCTTCTGTCCGGCCACCGGAGCCATGAAGCGCAAGAAATTCAAGCTCAACTACATTGATTCAATCAAGGAAAGGCGGAAGTATGCCAAGGACTTCATGAACCGCATATCGGAAAAGCTGGCTGTCGGCTGGAACCCTTGGATAGAGCAGGAGTCCGGCTCCGCATACATGCTCTTCAGCGAAGTCATAGACCGGTACCGCACATTCCTTGCAAAGATGCTGCGCGACGGACGCTACCGTCAGGAAACAATCAAGTCGTATTCCTCCTACCTCCGGAATATGGAAACGTTCAACGAGGAGAAGAAAGTGCCCATCACCTATATCTACCAGTTCGACAAGGATTTCTGTGTCCTGCTTCTGGACGAGGTCTACATCACAAGGGACAATACCGCCTTTACCCGTGACAATTACCTGGGATTCCTGAAATCCTTCTCCACCTTCTGTCTGAGCCACAACTACATCACCAAGAACCCGACCGAAGGCATCAGCAGCCTTGGACGGCGCGGAAAGAAGAAGATAAGGTGTGTCATCGAGGAGGACAAGCTGCAGAAGATACATGGCTATCTGCTCGAGAAGAACCCGTACATGCTGCTGGCGAGCTATATCCTGTATTACTGCTTCATACGCCCGGCAGAAATGACACGCCTCAAACTGAAAAACATCAGTCTGGCCAGACAGACCATCTTTGTCGAGGACACCATATCCAAGAACCGGAAGGACGGCACCATCACGCTGCCGACAAAGGTCATCCATCTCATGCTCGACCTGAAAATATTCGACTACCCGGGAGACTACTACCTGTTCTCGGACGGACTGAAGCCGGGGAAAAGGGAACGGACCGAGAAGATGTTCCGTGACTGGTGGGCACGGCATGTACGGAAAGACCTGAAGCTGTCGGCAAAGTACAAGTTCTATTCATTGAAGGATACCGGAATAACCAACATGCTCCGGCATTATGACGTATTGAGCGTACGTGACCAGGCACGACATAGCAGCATCCTCATGACGGACATATATACACCGCACGATATTCAGGAAGCGAATAGCCTGATAAAGAATTACGATGGTATATTTTAAAAAAAGCCCCTACTCTCACGAGCAAGGACTTCAAAAATAAAAAAAATGTCCGGTTAATGTGTTTATGGCTTCTCATACAGCACCCAATACGGCTGTCCTGCCAGGTACTCCACATGGTATCTGGCATCAGTCAGCTGCTTGGCCAGCTCCATCGGAGCGACATCGACGATATTCGACAACTCGTACACCAGTTCGACTGTGGTTTTATAGCACTTCTGCGAAGTGGCACCGATAGGCGAATAGTTATGGCCGATAAAATCGGCTATGGCTTTTTGCCGTTCGGCTTGTTTTTTCTTCTGTTCATCTTCCTCTGAATTCTGAGCATTATCATTGTATGCCCGAAAACCTATTTTCCTATGATTGTTCATAATCACTGCCCTCCTCCTTTTTTAAATAATTAGTAAGGAACTTGTTAAATCGCACCAGTTCCTCATAGCCTATATCATTAATCTCACCATCACAGTTGCGTGCATACAATTGATATCTCACCGATTTGGTTCCTCCACTACCTGTATCCACAGTCTTGGTGATAAAGAATTCATCATTCATGCCTCACCTCCTTCCTGCTCCAGCATATTCGCCTTCTCACTGAACTGATAAACGGAACGTACCTTGCAAATATCGAGAAAGAATACCGTGTCGGGGCATCCACCACTTATGACATGAGCCTCGATGCGTATAGTACAGTCACGTCCCAAAGGGGTAGCGGTACATTTCATGCGTTTCATCTTGGGGTGTTCGGCATTGATGCGGTTAACCACATCGCCTATTTCATGCTTGAGTGCATCCAGGGAAAGTTCATCCTTGATAAGAACATCTTTATACTTCTCTACATAATCAATAACCTTTTTCCATGCCCGGTTCTTGGGGGAATAGGTCTGCAGATGGTAAACAAAGAACATCATGCTTTGCCTCCTTTCTCATTAAAGGTGATGTTGACTGTCCCACCATTGACATAGATGGAAATGGATTTGTCACTACGTGCTGCACGGATACGTTTACGTCCGGCGCACAATTCAATACCCAACTGGGCAAACAGTTCTTGAACCTTCTCTGCGGATACATAGCGTCCGTGGGCGCTTTGATTTTGTTTTTTCATACTGTTTGATTGTTTCGCTATAGGCAGAAAAACGGCTGCCATTTCCCGTGTCGCGAAACAATCAAACAGTTGTCACTCCGTAGAGCAAAACAAATTGATGGGAAAGGCAGCCGCCAATTTCGTATGTATCATTTTACTGACGTCAGTAAAATGGTCTATGTATGGGCATAAAAAAAGCCCATTATGTCATGAGCATTAACCGCGCTCTGCGTACATGACTAACATGTTTGATTATTTCGCGTCACAAATATGCGGGTTTATTTTGGAATGGCAAAAGAAAAGCGGAGATTTTTTGTTTCTCCGCTTTTAATGTCACATTAAAAAGTTATACTGGCAGACAACCCACCTGGTGATGCTGACATTTTCAAGTATTTACCTGCCAACCATTCATAACGCAAACTTGAAGCATACAGAATGACAGCAGCCGCTCCAAAAATGACACTGGTTCCAGCAACAGCCACTTCATAGTCTTCGCTGTTATTAAAGAACCAGATTCCTCCACTGACGGCCGCACATGCTAAGGACGCTGTTTTGAATCGGGAAGATTTAATCATCATGTGCCCAGCCTCAAATTGTGGATTCCCCACATCTGTTCTCAATTTTAACGACTGCATAAAAGTCATTGGCTGTTTTTCGGCATTTGGATTCTGCCCATCGACTCTCTCCGGATGTCCTGGAGGTATTTGCCTCTCGGTTGTTTCTGTGTTTCTACGATTTTCACGTCTCATTTCCGGACGTTCTTGTGCTAAAACAGTGTTTGCCACTAAGGACAGAACACAGATTAAAAATAAAACTCGTTTCATATTCATTTATTTATAATGCCTAAGCTAATTCTTTATACCGTGTTCAATCTGAATCATCTAGAGCCTTCTACTATAAGTTACACCAAAGAATTAGATTATTAGGTTTGCTTTGAGTTCTAAATTCAAGATAAATAATCTCGATAAAAAGGAAAAAGGATGTGTTTCGAAAGACACATCCTCACTGAAATATACGCTTCATTATACAATATACCTCACCATAACTATCGCCTTCTATTGTAAATGGAGTTCCATGTTGAATATCATATCCTTGTCCCAATTTGCTTGTCCAAAAGCCATTCCTCAACTCACGAGCTGCATGTGTCCATGTTTTACTATCTTTTTTCACATATAACGCAACCTTTTGATATTTATCCTCATACTCCCAACTATCACACAATTCATACCCTTTAGTTCTAAATGCGTCTATTAGACATTCAATTTCCATACCTTGTTTGGCATCCTCAGGCCAATAAACAACACTATCCAAGGGAGGAGGAGTTATACTTGGCGGTTGCATCCACCGATCATTATAGTGACAAGCCCATGCAAGACAATTGTAATTTGGATTAATAGGACTAGTCAATTTAAAATTCTTATCAGTTGCCAATTTTGGGAAAATACCAATAATCCTTTTCTTAATTAACTCTTCAGTGCTTTTATCCATAATTTACATGCATCACTAATAGTAACGTTGGGTTTATCGGTTATTTTCTTCTTATAAATCATATTGAGTGCCCAAACCAAGTTAGAAGGCTCACGCTCCAACTCTTCCAAAATAAACGGAACAGCTTTTGTTCCCATATTCACAATAGCCTTAAAATCATTCTGTTCAATAATATCTTTCACTGAAGAAAGGAAGAAAGTATTATCCATCCATGAATTATAATAATCATAAAACTTCCTCTTTGCAATAAAAATATTATTTTCTTGATTATCTACTTCTTGAATATACTTTGATGCTTTAGGCTTAGATATGACAGCAGTTATGTCACTATATTGATCTAAATCAGCATACATAAGTGTCGGACTGCTAACCAATAGACCAGCAGCAATAGTCAAAGGTTTAAACCCATTTTTAAAGCTTACTAATTGCATAATTCGATTATTTTATCTGTGACATTACTAAAAAATATATCATTCTTTACCTCTCTAAGTTCCTGTAGAACCGATTGTATAGAACTAATATCAAATATGAGATTACTTTTATTCAAAACATCAATATCGAATATATAAAGATATTTTTCAGGAGTCTTATCTAAATTCTGATTAACAATAGAATAGACACCCTCTTTAATATCCAACATTAGTCTAAATCCATATTTAATTAAAGGGTATGGAACTCCATTCTCTGCTGATGATATAATAGTTTTAAAATAAACTGTCGGGTCCTCAAATTCGTCTAAAACAAATTGATTAATAAATCGAATAGAAATTCTTGTTATAATATGCTTTTCCAATATTGGAGCAAACACCATAAGATATTGACAAACAACACGCTCAAATTCATCCCATCCAATATAATCACGTTCATCAGTATAGGTTAAACTACCTTCTCCTATAGTTAATTTACATTTTTGATCTTCACTATAGTATACATAGTTAACCATTTTAGCATTGGAAGTTCCTGATATTTTAGAAACACCTAATGGAATTGATGACGAAGGCAAATTTATACTAGCTTCAATAGTATCATTCCTTTTAGGAAAATACTTACTTAATTGAGAATCACATTTAAGAAAATCACTCAGTGCTGTATTTCCCATTTCAAATTTCAATTGAAATAAAGCTACTTCTACTGGTGGTTTACTTAACTTCGGCCACATCTTTGCCATAATTATTTCTTTATTTATCTAATAGTTTTAATAGATTTGAAACAAAAATCCGTTGCAAATATAACGATAATATAATTATTGCACTAAATTTTATATTAAACTTTATAATCAATTTTATTTAGTACTCACTAAATTATCCCTATAAATAGCACCTATTTGTCTTTATACTATAATCATAGAGAACAACGACTTCATCTTTTTGTTTTATTATAAATACCATTTATTCTATCCGGTAGAAAGTTCCCTTCAGTACCTTGCTTAATCCATCAACATCTATTTCCGTCTCAATCTTCTCGCACAAATACTGCTTGTTGCCTATAAGAAACACCTTATTCACATCTGGCAGCTTATTGGCTTGGAACTGGATTGTGTAAGGGATATTGGAGTGAAACAGACTGAGTGTCGACAACCGATGTCCGACACTGTCCGGACAAACATCGTTCAAGCTTAGGGAATACGGAAGGAAGTCTGTGAGCTGTGCCCCGGTCTTCTGCTGGTAGTCCGTAAAAGGATAGGCATAATCATAGGCATGTGTCTGACCGCTGTAAGTTACGTTCTGCCGGTTGAACTTGCCGGTATTGACAGCCACTTCCATGTGCCCGTTTTTTTCCTGCTTCTCCTTCAGTTCCACGTCACCGTTTATGGCTTCCTGGACATTGAAGCGCTCCTGCTTGGCAACAGTAGCCTGGTAGCCCACCGCGGGTATGTTCAATACCATGGAGGTGTACGGACGGGACAAATCGTAATCAGCTACAGAGCCATACACGCCGACATTGAACTGAATAATTTTAGCCGGGACGATTCCGAGTGAGGTCTCTACATCGGACGATTCCGGGTCACGGATTAAATCCGCATACAAATTGACTTCACGCAGCGTATTCTTATCATTTTCATTGTAGTTGATATAATACCGTTTGCCAACAATAAAGATTGTACTTTTCTTGTCACTGTCACCCATTCCGTTGTATGCGGTCAGCATTGCATCGTAAGAATCATATTCTTGTTTGTATGCAGCCTCTATGATGTCCCTTTCAATTCGCAGATAGCCGTCATCCGTATGGGAAGGCAGATTGTAGCCCACATTGCCAGTGCCCAAGTCTTTCTCATTCTTTTCATCTTCAATATCCACAGTGAACTCCCGTAGCAGGGAAGATGCAGGAATTATCTCCTTTCCGGATTCTGTAAAATAATCGTTAAGCCCTACGAGACTCACCACTTTGGTGCGTTCGTTGACCACCGTAACCGCACAAAGGAATTTCTCCAGTTCATCAAAGAATTCGGAAACAGTCCAGTGCGGCAATGCGGCGGCCACCCGGTTGCTGCTTACCGCGCTGCATACATAAACGTTCCGCAAGAAATTGTTATCAAAGAAGGAGGTATCGAACGTATAGCCAAAATGCTCCACTACTCTCTTGATGACTGTCAAAAGGTATGGCTGTACACATCGACGGCCATAATAGGGGCAAAGGGTAAAATTGTTCGTGCCGAACTCATAGATTGCATCGTTCTGAAGGTTCTCCCATTTGGCTTCCTGATAGAACACCGGCAACCATACAGCTTCAATGTCGTCCACCGAACCGTAGTAGTTCACCATATTGGCAGGTGGCTGGAAACGGTTCTGATTGTTGTTCGGCCAACTGATTGTACCTAAATCAAGTTCGTCAATATACAGATCATCATTCGTCAGCAGATTAAATTCCGCATTACCCGATACGAGCTGTACCTTAACCAGTGCATCTTCTACTGAGAGTAAAACCGCACTGCCGTAAAGCAGGCATCTGGCGTCAACGATGAGTGTGGCCGGAAGGATAGTCTTTTTTTTCGTCACATCCAGTCTGTTCACGTGCTTGAATATGGCATGATTGGCAGGCATGGGGAGTTCTATGTCCAAGGAGTAATTGGAACTGCGGGTGAAATACGGATTCTCGGAGGTGAACGTAATGTTGAACCCTTCAGGAAGGGCGGCCAATTGCCCGTCAATGTATAATTCTGTCATTGCTTGTTGCGTGATTTATTGTTGTTCAACTTCTGATATTCTTTTTGTGCCTGGTTGATACCCCGTTTGCCGGTAACATAAGTTTCCGCTACCAAAGGGGCATCCAGCCTGTTTTTAAGCTTCCGCAATACGCGGGTACATTCTATCAGCATCGCCACCATAGCCGGGTCATTGGTCGTCGTTGTGGCGCTGGCAGCAGGTGCCTTGGCTGGTACGGTACGTGTACTCTTTCCGGAACCTGCTACAGCCGCTATGTCTTCAGCTGTCAGATTACCAACATTACCGCTACGCTGTGCCACGTCAATGGCGTCGAATATCGGTCGCAGATTCGGGTTGGCCACAGCAAAACGGTTGGCGACAAATTCATTGGAATGTACAATACCTTGCGGCTGATTCCAGTCACCGGACGGAGTAAAGCCGCCGGTGTAGAAATTGGAGATAAGCCCTTTGGCTGTCTCAAATGCGGCAGTTATCAGAGCAATCTCTCCGGCAGCTTTAGCTACACCTACGAAGCCGAGTGAACCTATATTCTTGATGGTGCGTTCGGTAACGGCCATAATCATCATACGTTCCAACGCATCAAGCGACATAGTAAGAATATTCTTCAGGAAGTCCTTGAGAGACACCTCGGAGTCCGTGAAGAATTGCGCCATGGTCTCTCCGAAGCCTTTCGCCAGGTCAGACAGTATGTCAAACTTCTCACGTTCAATCCGTTTTTCTTCTTCAGCATCTTTTTGGGCATCCTTCAGATTACGTTTACGCATCTGTTCACGTACCTGGTTTTTCTTCTCCTCACTGATTGCCGCGTCATTGAGAACCTTATGGTAATATACATCTTGCAGTCTGCGCAGCTCATTGAAATACTCCTCCTCGGAAGTCCTGTTTTCATAATGATACATGGCGGCAGCTTCCACCTGCATTTGGTACTCTTTGTCCAAACGGGAAAACGTCTCTTCTGCCTGCTCCTTACGGCGTTTCTCTTCATCCTTGGCAGACTGTTCATCAAGCCTGCGCAATTCATCACGCGCCTTTATTTCCGCATCAAGTATTTGGTCATTGATACGTTGAATCTCTGAAGGCTCAAGCCCCTTGACCTTCAGCTTATCGTTGAGCAGTTGTATTTCTGCATCCCGCATCTGCTTGTTGTATTCTTCCTGGGTCATCTTATCGTCAGCGAGGTACTTCCGTTTGATGTCAGCGATACGTCGGTAGTAGTCGGCTTCAGCTTGGGCGAACTTGTCTTTGGAAGTGTTATTTTTATCGCAGGTACAAGGTTTGTTTCCACATATCGGACATTTTCCACCGTCATTGCCTCCGGTGGGATTGTTTTTAGGAGTGTTCGGATTCAATGCTTTCCATTTTTCTTGTACCAGTTTCTTATAACGTGCAGTTAAAGATTCAACAATCTCTTCTTCTTGGGAAATCTTGTTGCGAACATCCTCGCGAGCCATCGACCCCATCGGTGAATTGTCACTCAATGCCGGGGATTTTTGAAGGCGCATCAGGTTGATCCGGTGCTTATCCAGTTCGTCGGCAGCCTCTTTTAATTCGATATTGGTTGCTAATACGGCATTATATCGGTCAAGTGCCTCCGTGTTTTCATTGATGATTTTGCCCTCTTTATCAATCTCTGCATTATAATCCGGAATAATGGCCTGCAATTGTACAATTGCCTTTTTACGTTCAAAATTGGAAAGATTATTATTGTGTATTTTGGTGGTCAACTGTTCAATCAGTGATGATTGACGCGCATATTCATCATTTGATTTTTCTGTAATTTTCTCATTGACTTTATTTAGGTCGTAATAAGCTTTGGTGCGTTGTGTCAGTTTGTAGGATGCGGTAGCTGCTGCAAGAACTAATGTAACCAGTAAGCCAATCGGATTGCTGGACATAATAGTCCAAGCTGCTTTCAGCGATTTGGCTGCCAAATCAACGCGCCCGTGTAAAACCTGTACGGCAGCGGCATATAAATAAGTGGCGGTACGTAGTGATTTAAGTAAAACGGAATGTCCTTGCATGAGCATTGATAATTTACGCAAGTTTCCAAATGATGTTACTGTATAACCGGACAATGTATTCATTGATGCGGCATAAGCCAAATTGAGAACTGTCGCAACTTTGGTAAGTGAATTCCAAATAGAATACCATGCTGTAATTATCTTCAGCCGGGTAGCATATACAAGCAATATCGTACTAAGCCACAATACAGTACCACCCCATTTTTTGCACCAGTCAATCAATCCCGGCAAATACTTGAGCACATTGGTCAGCATATTCGTACTCACCGTCAGAGCCGGATTCAACTTTTCGCCAAGGTCAATGGCTGCCAGCTTCATCTTATTGCGTGCCTGCTCCAGTTTGGCCTGTGCGGTATCACTGTTTATGGCCGCCTGCTCATACGCCACATTGGTATCGGTGACGGCAGCGGTGAAGTCTTTCACCATCTCCGTGTTCTGAAGGATTACGGATGCGGTATTGTAGCCTTCCTCCCCGAACATTTTCTTGATGGCGCCTGCATCCATATTCTTGTTCTTCAGATTCTCCAGTGCCTTATCCAACCCGACAATTTTAGGGTTGGTCTCGTCCGCTCCGGTCTGAAGAACAAGAAAGAATTTCTTCAATCCCGTTCCGGCCACTTCATCCTTTATACCCCGATAGGCAAGAGTTTCAATCAATGCGACCGTCTGTTCAATGGGAACATTGGCCGAAGCCGCTGCGGTACCTGCATTCCGGATAGCTTTTGCCTGGCTTGCGATATTGGCGGAACCTGCCTGGGAGCCGGCAGCCAATACATTGGTAAACCGTCCAGCCTGGTCTGCCGCTGCCCCATATTGGTTGAGTG